TCGGCACGCGCCCGCAAACTCCAGCCCTGGTGCGACGACTGCGGTGACATCGACGACCTCACCGCCGACCACTCACCCGAAGCATGGGCGCGACACGACGCCGGTAAACCCATCCGACTCCGTGACATCACCGTCGTCTGCCGTGCCTGCAACACCCTCCGAGGCAAGGCCAGGGGACGCACCCCTAAAACCGCAGGTCAGAGACCTCGCGGTAAGGCGCAGGGAGCGTTATACACCCCGGGGGGTATCCGGTGAGCGATCGACGAGACCCTTGGGAGAGTCCCTTGTGCGCTCTGATGTCCGCCGTCGAGGCGGTCGGGTGCAGCGAGTCGCCAGTCACGGAGAAGCGCGAGTTTCTGCACTGCACGGTCGACGAGGTGACTGCTGGTCTGGAGCGCGCCGACCTGGTGGAGTTGGTCTTCGGACTGGCCGCGTTGGCTGCTGATCGCTCCAGGGTGATCGGCGGCTTGCATGACCGGCTGGAGGCCCTGGAGGTGGGCAGGTGAAGGCGGGTCCGAAGGCGAAGACGGACGACTCGCCGTTGCCGTGGCAGCCGAGGTCGACCGGTGCCGCCCGGTTCAGGTCCTTCTGTGATCGCTTCGTTCGGGTGCCGAAGGGTTCGAATGCGAAGGCGAAGTTGCGGCTCCGGGACTGGCAGCTGGAGTTGATCTCCTCGATCGAGGACGCCGACCCGATGCCGCGTACGGCCGGGTGGATGTTGCCGCGCGGTTCGGGGAAGTCGACGCTGGTGGCCGCGTATGGGTTGTACCGGTTCTTCGCCGATGGCGAAGGGTCTGTTGTGGTCGTGGTCGCTGTGGATGAACGGCAGGCCGGGATCGTCTTCAACATCGCGCGCCGCATGATCGAGTTGGACGAGGATCTGTCGGCCCGGGTGCAGGTGTTCAAGGAGAAGCTGTATTGGCCTGCCACCGATTCCTACTTCCACTGTCTGCCGGCGTCTCCGGCGTCGCTGGAGGGCCTGGATTACACGCTGGCGATCTTGGACGAGGCCGGGGTCGCTTCGCGTGAAGCCTACGAAGTGTTGACGCTGGCGCAGGGCAAGCGACCGAAGTCGACGTTGGTGGCGATCGGCACGCCGGGACCGGACCCGAACGATCAAGTCCTCGTTGATCTTCGGACCGCTGCCGCCGACCACCCGGAGGACAAGTCTCTGGTCTGGCGCGAGTTCTCCGCGTCCGGCTTCGAGGACCATCCGGTCGACTGTGAGCACTGCTGGTCCCTGGCGAACCCAGCGCTCGACGACTTCCTGCACCGCGACGCCCTGGTCGCTCTGCTGCCGCCGAAGACTCGGGAGGCCACGTTCCGGCGCGCGAGGCTCTGCCAGTTCGTGACGGAGTTGGACGGCGCCTTCTTGCCTGCCGGTGTGTGGGCGGATCTCGGGACTGGTGAGCCGGTCCCGGACGGTGCCGATGTGGTGCTGGCCTTCGACGGTTCGTTCTCCGATGACACGACGGCCCTGTTGGTGGGCACGGTGTCGACGGTGCCGCACTTCGACAAGGTGAAGGTGTGGGAGAAGCCTTCGGGCGACGACACCTATCGGGTGCCGGTAGCCGAGGTCGAGGACGAGATCCGCAACGCCTGCCGCCGCTGGAATGTCGTCGAGATCGTCGCGGACCCGTTCCGGTGGACCCGCACCTTGCAGGCCCTCGAAGCCGAAAGTTTGCCGATCTGCGAGTTTCCGCATAGTCCGGCGCGGCTCACTGCCGCGACCGGTGACCTGTATTCAGCCGCCCTCAATGGCCGGTTGTCTCACTCGGGCGATCCGACGCTCGCTGCCCATGTTGGTGCAGCGGTGATCGTCGAAGACGCCCGGGGAATCCGCCTATCGAAGGCGAGTCGATCGAGGAAGGCCAAGAAGGTCGACTTGGCGGCCTGCCTCGTGATGGCGCACAGTCGCGCAACTTGGCGCGCAACTCACCGCAAGAAGAAGAAAGTGAGGTCATTCAAGTGACCGATCTACTCACCACCATGCTGGAGAAGTTGGAAGCACCCGCTCCGCGCTTCGACACCCTCGACCGCTACTACCGGGGACAGCAAGCCCTCGCCTACCTGGCACCTGAAGCGCGCACGGCGCTCGGGGACCGGTTCGGGCGGTTGGCTTCGAACCTGCCGCGCCTGGCCGTCACCAGCCTGTCTGAACGTCTCCGGGTGACCGGCTTCGAGGGCGTCGACGTCTGGGATGACTGGCTCCGCTCCGACCTCGATCAGGAGGCCGGCACCGCGCACCGCGAAGCCCTTCTTCTCGGGCAGGCGTACGCGATCGTCTGGGGCGACCAGTTCGGGCGTCCGCAGGTGACGGTGGAATCGGCACGGCAGGTCACCACCCTGCACGATCCGGGGACACGCCGAATCACCGCTGCGCTGAAGCGTTGGGAGACTGCCACCACCACCGAGGCCACCTTGTTCGGGCCGGACGAGATCGTTCGCCTTCGTGCCGACCAGCCGGGTGCAACGACGGCAGGCTTCAAAGTCATCGAGACGTTGCCGAATCCGTTGGAGCTGGTGCCGGTCGTTCGTCTCCGCAACGGCGACCGACTGCTCGACGACGGAGTCTCCGAGATTGATGATCTGATCCCGCTCGTCGACGCGCTGAACAAGATCCTGACCGACATGATGGTCACCTCCGAGTTCGCGGGCAGGCCACGCCGGTGGGCGACCGGAATCGAACTGGAGGAATCCGAGGAAGGCGAAGCGATCAACCCGATCCCGGAGGGGAACCGGGCGATGATCTCCGAGAACGAGCAAGCCAAGTTTGGGCAACTCGAATCGGCGGACCTGGCCGGCTATGAGACCGCGGTGAACGTGATCCTGTCGCAGATCATGGCCGTGTCAGGTCTGCCTGCCCACTATGTCGGGGTGACGACCGCGAATCCGGCTTCAGCGGATGCGCTTCGTGCCGCCGAAGCATCGCTGACTGCTCGGGCGCAGGCACGGCAGGCCGCCTTCGGCAGGGCATGGGAGGACGTCGCACGCCTGATTGTCGGTGTCCGTGACGGTGTCGACCCGCTGCAGGTCGATGTTCGGGTGTCGTGGGCGGACGCGGCGACCCGCTCGATCGCCCAGGAAGCCGACGCTGTCACCAAACTGTTCTCCACCGGTCTGCTGCCGGCCTCGTTCGCGCTGCAGCGACTCGGGTACTCCGAGACCGAGATCGACGTGATCCGCACCATGCGCCGCACCGAAGCCCTCGATGGCGCGGCGGTCGACCTGTCGAAGTTGGTGCTCTGATGTCCTACGCAGACACCTTGAAACGGCTCGCCGCTGACAGCGAACGACAAGCCCTGGCCGTCTACCGCCTGTTTGTCGAGGATCGCCTCGATCGGGACGACACGATCAACCTGATCGCGACGATGATCGCCCGGGCGAACGGCAGGGCACGAATGCTGGCCGACTATGCGATCGCCGTCGATCTGATGATTCAACTCCAAGAAGTCGTTCCGGTCACTGGGGTCGATGTTCCTGATGACACTTCGAGGCTAACAAAAGCGGCGTCGACGGTCCTGGGGACTGCTGAAGCCTCCGACGTCCCCGAAGCGATCGTCGCACGCCTGGCACGGTCGGAACCGCTGGAGGCTGCCGCGAAGTCGTACTCGGAGGCGATGGTCCGTTCCGGCAGGACGAAGGGCTGGACCCGGCAGCTGTCGGGGAAGGCTTGCCAGTTGTGCCGCTGGTGGTCTCGCGACGGCAGGATCTGGCCGGCAGAACACCCGTTCCAACATCACAAGGGCTGCACCTGCACCCCGAAACCCGTTGTCGCACCAAATATTCGGGAAACCGTACGCACTGCACGAGAGAAGGGAATCCGATGACCGAGAACATCATCACCGAGACCGACGAGATCACTATGCCCGACACCGAGGCACCCGAACCGGCCGAAAGTCGCGCAGACGGCGAACCAGAGGCCGCTACCGACGAACCTGCAGGTGACGATGACACCTTCAGTCGCGAATATGTGGAGAAACTACGGCAGGAGAACGGCAAGTACCGCCAGCGTGCCCAGAAGGCCGACGACCTGGCGCACCGACTGCATCGTGCCCTCGTCGCCGCCGATGGTCGACTGCAAGACCCTTCGGATCTCGACTTCGACGACAACCACCTCGACGGGAACCACCTGACCGAGGCGATCGGAGATCTCCTGCAGCGTAAGCCGCACCTGGCCGCACGCCGGATCTCCGGGGACATCGGACAAGGCGCAGTCAGCACGCCCGCCGAAGTGAACCTGATGGGCCTGCTTGGGGGTCACCAGTGAACCGGGAAGAAGCACGCGACGCACTGACCGCCCAGATCGGGGAACTGGCCTCGACGGCAGGAGCCGAACAGGTGCTGAAGTTGGCGCAGGCGTGGGCGGCCCTATGGTACCGTCCTCGCGAATAATCCCAGTATGTGAGACGATGGGGGCAGGTTCCTGGTGAACCTGCCCCCATTCTCGTCCTGGAGACGAAGGACCAACTTCTTCTCTCAAAGGACAAACATCATGGTTGAGCAAGTCGCCACCAATCCCACCCTCCTGCAGGACCAGGTCGCCAGCCTCCTCGTGCAGCCCCTCGAAGCGGCGTCGGTCGTCCTCGCTGCCGGACCCCGAATCTTCGACACCGCCAGCGAACTCCGAATCCCGAAACTCGTGTCCGGCACGACCCCCGGCTTCGTCGCCGAAGGTGGCGAGATCGCCTCGACACACGACGTCACCTTCAACGAGGTGAAACTGATGCCGACCGAACGCAAGAGCATCAAGTCGATCCTCCGGTACTCGAACGAGCTGGTCCGCCAGTCCGTCATCGGAATCGACTCGGTCCTGAAGGCACGCCTGGTCAAGGACGTGTCCGACGCCCTCGACACCGCCCTGCTCAAGGGTGCCGGCACCACCAACTCGATCAAGGGCCTCACCGCCCAGTCGGGCGTGACCACCGGTGCCCTCGATGTCACCGACCCCGACAGTCTCCTGGACGCGATCGCCGCACTGAACGCCCAGGAGATCATCCCGAACCGTTGGTTCATCTCCGGTGCCGACTTCGCTTCGCTCCGCAAACTGAAGGAATCGGCCTCGTCGGCCCGGTACCTGCTGGAGCCTGATCCGTCGAAGCAGTCCGGGACCACCTTGTTTGGTATCCCGGTGACCATCACGAACAAGCTGTCTGCAGGGAAGGCGATCCTCGCGGACATGTCGACCGTCGCGATCGCCCGGGACACCAGCCCTTCGGTGACCGTCCTGAACGAACGCTACGCAGAGTTCGACGAGGTTGGTCTTCGTGTGACGACCCGCTACGACCTAGGTCTACTGCACCCGAAGGCAGTCGCGGTCCTCACCGCGACCCCGTGATGACTCCGACAGGCTCCGATGTCGCCGCGTTCCTCGGACAGCCTGCTGATCCGGCGACCGTCGCGATGGCCGGTCAGACGTTGCCGATCGTCGAGGCGATGGCACGCGCGTACACCCGCGACCGTGGCTTCACCGACGACGGGCCGGAACCTGATGTCGCGGCAGTCCTGGTGACTGCTACGGCCCGCATGATGACGAACCCTGGACAGATCGCACGCGACTCCACTGCCGGCCCGTTCAGCGAGTCAATCAGGGGTGGCTTCGTCGGATGGTCGCTGGCTGAAACGTTCGTATTGAACCGTTACAGGAAGCGGTCACTGTAAGGTTCGGCTGAAGGCCCCGACGTGAACTCCCCCCGAGTCAGCGTCGGGGCCTTTCCTTGCAGGTAAACCACTGTTGAAGCCGTGGAAACTGTTGATCTGCCTGTAAACCCGCAGGTCAAAGGACTAAACGCGGAGGATGAAAGTTCAACAGAGTTCAACACCCTGTTGAACTTCGGTTCCGTACCCAAACGCTTACCCAAACCAGGTCGGAAATCCGTCGATTACCGCCTACGTCTGCAGGCGTCCGTGAGTGTTCAGAAATAGGGGACTACCTGGGTAAACATGAACACCAGCGAACATCGGGGAACATGCTTTCGAAGACTGGGGGTCAAGTGGTCGCAGGTTCAAATCCTGTCAGCCCGACAGCAGGTCAGAGGGTGTTTCCGCTTCGGCGGAGACACCCTCTTTCTAGTTTCCACTCCTGAAACCACCCCGATGCTCTGCCACCCTGGCCGCTGTCGTGGCGCCGCATTACCCATGTAGGCTTCGGTCCGGTTGGGTGCCCTGTGTGTTCCAAGTCTTGGCCATTCGGCCCGAAGAATATTTCAGCTTCTCGCCAAAAATAGCGAAGCAACCTCGCACCACCCGTCGACGCGATAGAGCTGCGGAAGAACTCCGGGTTGGCAGGATGGGCTTCATCTCCAAGATCGTGCCCTCGAACTGATCTCGCGGGATACCGTTCCTCGCTACCTTCAGCTCGATATCGGCGGCAGGGTCGTTAGCCTGCGCGACCATACTGGCCAGTTCGAGATGTACGGGAGACTCACTTCAACGATAGCGTGGATCACCTCCTGGGCGGCGAGAAGCATGGGATGATCCGAGACGGCAATCAGGAGCGGAGGGTGACGGTGGCAGCGAAGGGTGAATCGCATGGACTCGGAGTCGGGCACGGCAGCCTGATTGAGTATCCAGACGGGAGTGTCGAGTTCCGTCAGACCGGCAAGTTGCTACCTGCGTTCCGTGTCAACCTCGACGACGTGCGAGGCTTCTCAGTCCGCCGCGCTACGCGAG